GCTATCCGTTGGGCCTCTTGTTCGGGGCTAAACCCGTCCGGCAGCTCCATCAGGTTTTGGAATATTTGGTAGAATGTTTCAAGTGACAATTTTCCATCATCTACCAAGTCACTAAAGAACTTGATTTGATCCAAAGACAAGGTAAGTCTGGAATAATCTATTTTGAGTTTTAAGGATGCCTTCTCTGCCTCTCCTAGATTGATCGTATTGGCCCCTTGGATCGCATTGATATACTCAGCTAGAAAGTAAAACGCTTTCTCAACTGCGTTTTCGAACTCCCGTGCATACCGGGCTAATTTGGACTGCCTGCGCCCGGCCATATCGATAGTTTGTGTTGCGGTTACGGCCTGCGCGCTTTGTTCGGGTGACAGCATCCCGATACCGAGGGCCGCCATCTGTTCCTCGATCTCTTTAATGCGGTTATGGGCGATCTCCGAACCTTTGCCGGTCGGTTCGTTAAATCCGGCTTTGGCGTATTGACCAAAGATGATCGTTGCTGCGTTGGGACTTAGTTCTTTGTAGTCCTTCGCAAATGCTTTGGCGTCTTCCTCTTTATCGAATTGATAATATCTCTCAGGCAGAAAGACGGTGTGACACCAACTATCGAAATCCGATACTTTGTTGTAATAAAGGAGATTAAGCATTGCCAGAACAAGCAAGGGCGGAGTGTTGCCTATCTCGCTTATCGGAATAAGCGGGATCTCAGGTAATCCGGTCTTGCCATCTTCATCGGAAACCCATTCACCTTGATCGTTCTGCTTCTCGGTTTTCCATGCGCCGGGCGTTAGTATCAGGTGCTTTGTTATTTTCTTCTCGCCATACGTGCCATCGGCGATCATTTCCTTTTTCTCTATGGTGGCCCGCACTAATATTGATCGCCCCCCGATATTCTCGTAACGATGATTAATGAGCTGTGATGCGGAGTAAAACGTTACCCACGGCCTATCGTTGGCTCGATCTGCTTTCGTAGGCGTCTGGCCTTCCTTTGGAGGAGGTGGGGCATCAATATAAAAGTATCCGTTGCCATCCCTTAAATACATCTCGAAGCTATTAAGTAGAAACGCGTGAAGCGAATTCCCACACCCATCGATGTCAGAAAAAAGTTCGGCGACGGGCGTAGATGCGCCAGTGGGCGCTGGATCAGAACGAAACACTGTCCCCGCAAATTGCTCTATCGTTTCCCGAAACTTTGATGTAAAAACAGCATTTCCTAATCTCTCTTGATACTTCTGCGGGGATTCCCGTTTGAATTTATCGAGATATATTTGCTCTTGCTTCCTGATGTATAAAGGTGAACACCATAGGTCGCCGACCATCTTCCACGCATCAGCCTGAGACTGCCATGCATGAGACCTATACGCACTTGAATTGATAAGAGCGTTTTGATTGGCTGTCGTTGGAATTGGACTATAGGTATCGCTCATAACTAGAAATGCACTCCTTCAAGCTCAAAGCCGCCGCTTGTTTCCCCATATTCATAAAATGCCAGATTAAACCCGTCCGCATCATCCGGCGATTGACCAAGACGTTTCTTTGTGTCGGCCTTGTCCTCGACAACCTTTTTGCCGCCCTGAACCTTATACATCGGGCTTGATAATTCTTTGGTTAGCTTTCGGCGCAGATCCAGCGGCAATCGGGAAATATCAAGATTCTTGGCTTTCACTCGATCGCGGACGTTAAACCACAATTCGGATCGTTTATTGCGAAACATCTCCGCGTCATGCGCTGTCTCGGATGAATTAATCCCTCGGACGCTCTTATATCCGCGTGATTTGAGAAGATCATACGGCCCCGCGCCCAAACCGCCGGTAACATCTATTGCGATCTCGATTTCTTTAGCCTTCGCGCCGGATAGTTCGAGAATCTTGCAAAGCTCCCTAGCGGCTTCCTCAATGGCATCGGCAATTGCTATAGTGTCGAATTTCCGCATCTCCCGGCCTGTCAGAGCCACCGATCCGATACGACCGAAGATTGTAGTGCGATCATCACCGAAACGGGCTACGTCGCAACCTAATTGAATGCGATGCTCTTTGTTGATAGCAATGGAAGGCAAGATTTTCAGCCAGCCCGAAGGAATGACCTTATCACTGGCCTCGGTTGGAAAGTCACCCAACACACGGCCCTGAAAGAATGCTGTCGGTTTGTAATAGCACCTGCGGCTGTTTTTAATAATCGGCGTTCCATCGATCGCCGCCCGAACAACCTCAAGGCCGTAAAACTCAAAACATCCGTCACCTTCTACATCAACCTCTTCGCATTCTACGGAAAGCATTTCATAGAGCCATTGAAGGCGAACCGCGCCTTCGTATGGAACTTCCTTACAATGCAGTTCTGCCTCGATATTCGGATGATCTAATGCTGAATAGCTGAACACTTCATAATTGGGCAGCTCGCAGTGTTCGCCGAACTTTGTTGCTTCGTCGGTTGGATTAGCAATCTCTAAAATACGGCAAGCCGGGTGCGTCATTAGCCCTTCCGAGGCATCAAAAATGTAATTCGGTACGCCTACGGCCTCCTCAATAACAATAAGGATCGGCGCAGTGTGTTCCCCTTGAAATCCTTCGCCGTTCTCTGCGTTAAGAGCCTTGATGAACCTCTCTGTTTGTCTAAACCTGTCTCGATCACGGATAAGCCCCGAATCCAAAACATCGAAGTCGAGTTTGTTGATAAGGGCTAACCGCTTCGCCTGCTTGAACGTTAATCCCAGCGCTTGGCCCCAGGTTGGAGCTGTGACGTATCCGATATGCGCGGCCCAGCAGTCGATCCACCATAGAAGGGCAATAGCAGCAATGAAGGTTTTGCCGAGCGAGTGATGGGCCTTAACCGCCGTGCGCCGATTGTCTCGTATGGAATAGAGGATTTCGATCTGTTCATTGGTCAAGATAAGTCCAAGACGTTCCTTTGCGTAAACTTCGGGCTGAACGCGCCAGACAACCCGTCGCGATTCTAATTCTTGCTCGCGCTGCCGTCGTCGTTTCCGGCGCTCTTTTTCAGCTTCGGCCTTTGAAACCGATAACGGCGTCCAGCTCTTCGTCTGTAAGACTTGTAACATCTAATACTTCAACTCGATCCGTAAATAATTTGTGATATTTCCCCAACAATTCAAGGGATTTTATTTTGTCACTTCGATATGTTTTATGCGGCCCCTTAGCTATGGTTGCCAACTCCATCAGCACCTCATTTGCGGTCATAACGGCCGCTTCCACTCGTTTTTCCACCAAAGCGGCCAGGTAAGGTTTTGCAAGGTTTTCCGATCCCACCTGTTTAAGCGTCTGGTCATTCCCTTTGTAGCCTGCTTTCCTTGCCGCCTCGGTCGCGTTTGGGTTAGCGAGATAGGCTTCAACGAATAGGCGCTGCTTGGTTGTCAACTTCTGTTCGCTCACTTAATCGTCCCCGGCCTCAAAACAAGGTGAACCCGTCTGCCATGAAACATCGTGCTAAAATACCTCTATGCCTGACCTAGACGATTTAGACAAAGAGGAATACATGCCCATCTCCGAATTACCGCCCGATGCCAAGATTGTCGGATACGCCACCCGTTGGGTCGATCCTATTAATGTCCTGGATGACGATATAATCGAATAATTCATACAAGCCCTTTCTACCGTATTAAATAAGCAAGTAGACCCACCCAAAAACTAAGGCGTCCCAGTTCCGCAACATCGGTCGCACTTAACCTGGTCGCGACCAAATATACTATTCCGCCCACAATACAAACTATTAAACTGAGCATCATTCTCCCTCCGAATTCCTGTCGTCCGTAACCATTGAGATTTCGTGAACTGGACGCTTTGCGAATACCGCCTCAAGACCTTTATCGATTGCCCTGATGTAAGGTAGGTCTACGTGGTTTATGTCCGGGACGGAGACACCTTCTTTTAGAAGACTTGCGCTTGCTGCGGTATAGAATGTTTTGATTTCTTCGTAGGTCATCTTTTCTTAAACAGCGCTATTAGAGATAAAGGAAAGAATATGAAAAATAATGTATATGAGATAAGTCTTTTCATTTGAATAGATAAATGATCCTTTCAATGATCTTTCTTATTGGTTGATACTTTGTGCAGTCGCAGGTGGCGAACTTACAGCCTCCTCCGGCTAGTATTGGGTGGATTCTTTTTGCGTGTCCGCATTCGCACATATTCTTGATAACGTTAGGTAATGTCGATTCGGCTATCTGTGCCGTCTGTTAGGTGACATATTGGCGGTGCTTGCTGACTCATGTATACTTAGCAACAAAGGGAAATGCGGGTTCGAGCCCCGCTCCGCTTGCGAACTGGCGGATCGACTAAAAAAGTATGAGTTGTTCGCAATAAGTCATACAGGCAAGTCGCCCTATCCATCTCTAAATATCCTCCCCCACTGGCCCCGTCAGCCTCGGCTTTATCGTTTCGCTTACCGTCTCCTTCGGATACCTCTCCGCTGTCTCGCGCGTTACAAATTGCCCGCTTCCTGCCTCTCGGAATCGTTTCTTTCGCGATATTTGCTTACGTAGCTTCTTACCTTGATTTCTACGGTTCATCCTAATATCCCCCTCAACTCTTTCAGCAACTCCTTAATGTCCGCCGTTTTCAACACCACCTTTCTGATATGACAGCCCGCCAATATCTGATTTATCGCTTCGGTCGGCGGGTGGCCGGTTAAAATTATGATCGGCAACGTTGTATCGAACTCCCTTATTTTCTGTATCAGCCATAAACCGCTTTTACCTGGTAAGGCCAGGTCAATCACCGCCACCTTCGCGTTGTTCGTCTTTAGCCATTGAGTCGCTTCCTCGGCCCTTGTTAGACCGACCACGGCGTAATGCTCTCTTACCAGAAGCATTGCTAGTAGGTCGCTCTCCAAATCGTCCACGCATAAGAT